AGCACCCGCTCGATCTGGGCAACATGGCCTGTTGCGTTGTACCGGGGGCAGAAACGCCCATCGTATGTATCAAAGGCGTTGCAGCGGAAAATGACCTTGCGGTTGATCTTGTACGCGGAGTTCGTGCACCAGCCGTTGTAATAATGCACGTTCTTGCTGTACTCGTCGTTATAATGCAGGTTCGTCCAGTCATCGAACAGCTTTATAATTTCGTGGTCGATGCTGGAAAGAAGATTTCGTGAAATTTCTTCCCGGACGGTCAGAATGTTGTACGCACTGAAGTCGTAGCCTTCAAGCTCTTTGATTCGCTTCTGGTAATCCTGCTGCATTTCGTAGGTCATCGCATCGAACAGCTGCGGCATTTCAAACAGCTGTTTCCAGTACATCCCGCGCAGTTCCCGGATAGCGTCGTTATAAGATTTCGTGAAAGCCATCACGGGGCTTTCTTTCTTACCAGCGCCGGCGGAGGAAAACAACGACTTGATTCCGTTGTACTCTTCATAGATCCGGCGCATACCCTCTGCGGCGGCGTTGTAGCGCTCAATGGCTGCCGTGATGGGGTCGGAAGATACCAGGGCGGCAAACTCCGGGTTTTCTTTCAAGCGCTCTGCGGTTTCGTTTTTCAGATCCAGCCGGATCCGGCTCACCGGCTCCCGGTCGGGAATGTCCACCGACACAAGCGCCACCTCCACGCGGGCGGCGCGGCGGGCGTTCTTGAACGCATCCGGGATATATTTCACCGTGGCGTGCAGCTCTTCCAGCTTTGCGGCCAGCTCTTTCCGTTCGTTGGTGCAGGGGTTGCGCAGGGTTTCGGCGTTGAGCAGACAGCGGATTTTGCCGCCGTCCTGCATGACATCCAGCGCTTTGAGCAGGTGCGCGGCACCGGCGGAGAAAGGCGGATTCATGACGATTGCGGCGTATTTCGTGGTGGGGCGGAAGGTCAGAAAGTTATCATGCACCACCCGGAAACCGTCTTTCTTCAGCTTTGCGCGGAAGTCGCTGGAAAGCTCGATGCAGTCAAGCTCTGCGCTTCGTGCCTTTTCCTTGTCGTAGCGGTCAACCTCGCCGGTCTTATAGTCGTGGTGGACGTTGAACGCCAGGGCATGGACCTGACGCGCAAGTGCTCCATCACCGGCGGACGGTTCAAGGATGGGTTTCGGGTAGGTGGTGAACCCGGATTTTACTTCCCGCAGGGAGAAAACCATATCAAAGGCCAGGCTGTCCGGCGTGGGGTAGAAGTCCAGGGAATCGTTTGGGGTGGTCATGGTGTAAACCTCTTTTCGTGTTTCGTGATATGCCCGGCGGAATGCTGGGCGGTGGGGCGGGGCCGCTTTGTCCGGTGCGGCCCTGCCAGGGCATCCGGTTTCGTGTCAGGCGTTGAGCTGGTAGCCGCGGCGGGCACAGATGAGGCGGAGCCGGGCGGCGGCGATCTGCTGGCGGACCGCTTCGGGCCTGCCGGTGCACTGGGCTTCCCGGCGCAGGTCTTGCAGTGTCCACTGCTGACGGATGATCTCGCGGGCCTGTTCAAAGATGTTGTCAAACTTCTTCATGATTTCGTTCTCCTTTCGTATCATGCAAACAGGCGGTTGCATACCTGCTGTATTTCGTCGTTCGCCTTCATCGGGGCAATGAGCACGGAAACGGCGGCTTTCTTCGGGTCTACGGTGTCCGTTGCCAGGATGGGCGCAAACGGGCTGTTGCTGCTGTGGTAAACAAATTCGTGATGATCCACAAAAGCGTCATACTCCGAATTTATCATGATGGGCCGGGATCCGTTGCGGAACATCCGGAACATGCCCCAGACTTTGCCCTTTGCTTCGACTTCCTGCAAGATCGAAGTGCGTTTGACTTCTTCTTTGCAGGCGCTGAACTTCTGGAACATCTGCGCGGCGGTCAGCTGGTGCGGATCGTTGACCACAAACCCGGCATCGCTGGAAACGATGGTCACGCCGTCGGCGGGTGCGTCCTGCATGGTCACGGGCTGGATAACATCCCGGTAAAGGATGGCGGGCAGCTTGAACGCTGCATAGCCGGTGATGATGTACACGCTGCCGCTCTGGCAGGTGATCCGAACGGCGTTGCGGCTTTTTGCCTGCCCTTTCAGATAGGCGGTGATCTTCTTCACGTTCAGCCCGGCGGGGGTGCTGGTTGCTCTTTTCATATTGCAAAAACTCCTTTTCGTTTTCGTTCTGTTTTTCGTGCCCGGTGCGCTGCCGGGGTAGTGGGGCGGGGTTGCTTTGCCCGGTGCAGCCCTGCCAAAATATCCGGTTTCGTGGTGGTGGGTCATGCCAGCAGCCCGGCGGCGATGCTTTCAAAGTCCAGCTGTTTCACGGGTGCTTCATCCGGCGCGGCTACGGCGGCGGGGGTCTGCTTTGCGTCCTCTACGGCCTTCCGGGTCTTGCGCCAGGCATCCAGCGCGGCGGCCTGACCCTTGCGGTCGGTTTCGGGGACAGCCAGGAAAGCGGCCTTTGCTTCCCGCTCTGCCTTGCGGAGCACATCCGGGGCGGGCTTTTTCGTGGCAGCGGGCTTGCTGGCCTTTTTCGTGGGCAGCGGATCGACGTGCACAAGCTCCGGCAATTCGTGGTGTTCTTCGGTGATGATGGGGGCCGGGGTGCTGGCGGTCTGCTCTGCTGCTGCCTTTGCGGCCTTGCGTTCTGCGGCCAGCTTTTTGTTATACTCCATGATGGCGGCAACGGAACCGAAACGCCCGGCGGGGGCCTGCTTTGCGTCGTGTACCTGCAAGCAGCTGAACAGGTGCGATTTCGTGGGGTAGAAATGCGGCGCGGGGGCTGCTTCCTTGCCTTCGGCTTCAGCGGCTTCCCGCTGGGCCTTGCTGGGGCGGGTGGTGTACTTCCACAGGTAGCATTCAATCAAATGCGTTTCGCCCTTCTTGACGCTCTTGCCTTCTTTCTTCCAGTGATCGAAGGTGTGCAGCTCTGCCGCTGCAAGGATGATTTCAACGTCTGCGATGGTGGCGGGCTGTTCGTCGCCGTTCTCGTCGGTGGTGACTGCGTTTGCAGCCATTGCGGCGATCTGCTCCGGGGTGTGGTGCGCGGTGGCGATGGCGTGCAGGGTGGCGGGGTCCAGCTTCGCGGCTTCGTTCATGATGATCTGATTGTTGGTCATGCCTTTCATGGTTCGTTCTCCTTTGTTCGTTGTGGTTGATGTTCGGGATGATCTCCCGGCGGCTGCCGGGGTAGTGGGGCGGGGTCGCTTTGCGGTGCGGCCCTGCTAAGGCGTCCGGCGGGGGTTCATGCGGTGTACATCTGGCGGAACAGGTCCAGCGCTCCGATCTCTGCGGCCTTGTGCTGTGCTGCCAGCTTTGCGCCGGCGCTGTCGTGGCCGTTGAAGTGGTACGCTTCAGAGTAGGCGTTGACAATGGCCCATTCCCGGCGGCTGCGCTCCTGCTGCGCTTCCCACTCTGCCAGATCGAAAACGTAGATGGAGCAGGTCCAGGCATACGGGCTGAACACCTGCTCAACCTTGACCTTCAGACCCTTGCAGCGGTCAAGCGTGGCTTTGATCCGGTCACGCTCCTGCCGATCCATGGGAACGATGGAATAGCAGGGAATGAAACGATCGTGCACCGGGGTGACGTTCCAGCGGTGGCGGGCTGCCAGCTGGTTGATCTTCTTGTCAAGTGCTGTCATGTTGTGCGCTCCTTTCGGTTCGGGGTGTATGTTCGGGATGATCTCCCGGCGGCTGCCGGGGTAGTGGGGCGGGGTCGCTTTGCGGTGCGGCCCTGCTAAGGTGTCCGGGGCGTTCAGCCCAAAAGAGCGGCGGCGGCATCCTGCCAGGTGGGGAAGGCGTAGAACGTGCGGCGCTCTGCGTTGGTGTTCTCGCCGGTGATCTGGGCGGCGATCCGCTGCCCGGTGCGGGGGTCCCATCCTTCCAGCCGATACCCGGCGGCCTGAAGGCGGCGGGCTGCGGCGTTCTCCTTGCGGTTCCGTTCGCGGATCTGTTCAAGTGTCATCATGGTGCAGGCTCCTTTCAATCTTCGGTGCAGTCGTGGCAAAACAGAGCGTCAACCACTCTGTCATCTGCGAAATTGTCCGGGGTGCCGTTGGCATCAACTACCAGCTGTACCCGGTCATAAATCCGCAGATCGGTTTTTGCATCGACGGTAAAAAACCAGTCGTCACCGTCCAGCGCGTCGGTGCACCAGACTTCAACCGCGCCGTCATCGGTGGCGGTCATGCCCTGCACAATGGCCGGGGCGATGTAGCGGCCCAGGGGGCCGACGGTGTAGGGGCATTGTGCCGCGGCCTTCGGTGCGGTGCCTGCCAGCAGTGCGGCCGCCAGTGCGGCGGCGGTGGTGATCTTCTTTGCAAGTTTCATGTTCTTTGCTCCTTTGCTTTTCAGGTTTGCCCCGGCGGGCTGCCGGGGTTATGGGGCGGGGCCGCTTTGGTGGAGCGGTGCGACCCTGCCAGGGCATCCGCTTGACTTTACCGCCTTTCGGTGGTAAACTGGCTTACAAGATGCGTTGTGGAAAATTCATCTTGCAAGCCTGTCACCTGCTTTAGTGGGTGGCGGGCTTTTTTACTGCCTGCTTCTTTTTCCACTCTGCCAGGTAGGCGGCCCAGATCGCTTTTTTCAAAGCGGCGGGGAGTTTGAAAAATTCAATGCTCATGCTGTTCACCTCACTTCCTGCCCCAGACCGGGGCGGCTATGTTACCAGCTTGACACGTTGCGGTGTCGTTCGCTGTGGCTGCATTGTAGCACCGCAACGTGTCGCCTGTCAAGCACGTTGCGGTGTTTTCGGCGGTCTGCACAAAAAACACGGTGCGGTGCTGTGAAAATTGCACGTTGCGGTGTCGGTGGAACTGTGCTATATTATATTTATAAAAATAAGCAAGGGGTAATAATATGCCAGTTTCGGAAACAAAAAGACGAAATAACGACAAATACAACGCAAAATGCGACCGCATAACCGTTTGGCCCATAAAAGCAAAAGGCGCAGCAATCCGCGCCGCGGCAAAAGAAAACGGGGAAAGCCTGCAAGGGTATATTTTGGCGGCGGTATATGCCAGAATGGAGCGGGAAGGGAAGCCGCTAGAGATCGACCCGGCGGAATCCGGGGAAGAAGGGGGACTATAGGGGGTTACTGGGGGAGAGTTCTAGCTTGCTAGGTTAAAGCCCTACACCTGCTTCTCACTCCCGTTAGGTGGAGAATCTGACCCCTCCGGCAAACGGCAAAATTGACCCGGATGGAGCACCGCCAGCGCCAGCCGTGACGCTGGAACGCCGACAGCGGGAACGGTGCCAGCGCTGACCATGCCCACCGGCACCGCCAGCAGATCAGCCCCACCACCGGCACCGGGACGCACCCCGCCGGAACCATTGCCGCCAGTGCAGACCAAAGGCCAGAGCAACAGCGCACGCCGCGCCGTCTGCCCTGGCCTTTTTCTTTCGCCCATCTTCCCGCCGCTGGCCCTGCTG